TACACGAGCAGTCACCGAAGACCGAGACATCTCGGAAATCGAACTAGCAAACATCCAGGCACTCAAACTCGAAGTTGAAAAACTCGATGAGCGCATTAACCAGATCGCCGAGATCGAATTGCGCAACTCTGCCAACGCAGAAATCGCCGCAAAAGTAGACTCACAAGTTGAGACACGCAACATCGGCGGCGCACGAGTTATCTCAGAAGAAGCCACCTACCACAACCGCTCGAAGAACGACTTCCTCGCCGACGCTATCGCCGCCGAGTTCGGTGGTTCATACGAAGCACGCGATCGGATCGCTCGTTACCAGCGCGAAGTCCTCGACACTCGCGACTCCGGTACCAGCAACTTCGCCGGCCTCGTAGTGCCACAGTACCTCGTAGACAGTTTCGCAACGCTTCGCCGCGCTGGACGTCCAGTACTTGACATCTCAGTCAACTCGGCGCTACCAGCGCAAGGTATGACCCTCAACATTGGTCGCCTCACAACCGGCGTCACCAGCTACGTTCAGGCCTCAGAAAACACCGCACCGACAGAGTCATCACCAGACGACACCTTGCTCACGATCAACGTGAACACCGTCGCCTCGATGTTTGACCTCTCAAAGCAAGCAGTCCTTCGCGGTACCGGTATCGAAACACAGCTCCTCGGAGACGCCGTTCGCTCATACCAGACCAAAGTCGACGCGCTCGCAATCAACGGCTCCGGCTCATCTGGCGAACATCGAGGCATCTTGAACACCAGCGGCATCAACGCCGTCACCTACACCGACGCCTCGCCGACTTATGCCGAGTTTTTTCCAAAACTCGTCCAGGCAATCACCGACATCTCGACGAACTTCTTCGGAAGCGCGACCCACATCGTTATGCATCCGAGCCTCGCTGGTTGCATTCTTCGCGCACTCGACGGATCAAACCGACCACAGTTCACGAGCCTTCTCGGAAACCCACAGAACGCCGCCGGCACCTTCCAGCGTCCAGGCTACGACCTCGGTGGTTTCCAGATCCTCGGAATACCAGTCGTCCTCGATGCCAACATGCCAGTCAACCTCGGCACCGGAACCAACGAAACCGCAGTCATCGTCGGCAATTTTGACGAGTCATACGTGTTCGAAGACAACTCCGGAACGCCGCTGTACGTTCGCTTCGAACAACCAGACGGCAACATTGCAATCAGGACTGTGGTGTTTGGCTTCAGCGCCTACACAGCCGGCAAATACCCATCGGCCTTCAGCGCCATAACGGGTACCGGACTCATCACGGCTAACTGGTAATCAAAGCCCCACTCCAACTCGGTCGGCGCGCACAGTCGACCGAGTTTCGGGATCTCACCATGAAACAATTCATCGTCGATGCACTCAAAAAAGAACTCGCCGAATATCGTCGGCGTGGCCTTGACGATCGCGCGAAACAAGTCATCGACCAGCTTGTCGTCCTCGGTTGCGAGGAGTTTTTGCCCACGCTCAAAAAGTCCTCGAATGTGCCGGCCGAGGATGACTCCTTCGAACAGAAGATCGCAAACAAAGCACAACCACGCAAGATCAAGGCGATCATCAAACCAGCGGCCGCAAAAGTAGACGCAAAGAAGAAGAACTAATGGCGATAACGAACGGCTACGTCACGCTCGCCTCGATGAAAAACTATCTCGGCATCACCGACTCGATCGACGACACCCTGCTTGAAGAGATCGTCGAGTCTGCTTCACGAAGCATTGACCGTATCGCGAACCGCCATTTCTACCTAGACGCCACAGCGAGCGATCATTTCTACCGCACAACCGACGCCTACTCGCTCATCGTTGACGACATCGGCACACTCTCCGGTCTGGTCATCGCACTCGACACCGCCGGTTCAGGCACCTTCTCAACGGCCGTCACAATTAACACCGACTACCTCATGGAGCCGCTCAACTCGGCAAGCCTCGGCCGCCCCTGGACTAACGTGACGATGGTCGGCGCACAGCTCTTCCCATATCCTCTCAACCTTCGTCCAGGCATCAGAGTTACGGCACGATGGGGATGGCCTAGCGTCCCCGACGACATCGCACAAGCAACACTCATTCTCGGCGCCGATCTTTACAAACGCAAAGACTCCGTCGGCGGCGTCCTCGGTCTCTCCGAACTCGGCGCGATCCGCATGAGTCCACTCGGCCGCGACATCTCCGCAATGGTGCGCGCATACCGTCGAGAGTCCATCGCATGAGCCTCACCATCTCCTCGGTACGTGACGCCGCACAAACAAGGCTCGCAACCATTACCGGTCTACGCACCTACGACCTCATCCCCGACACCGTCAACGTGCCGGCCGCCGTCGTCGGCAACCTTGAACTCACATGGGACGAAGCAATGGTTCGCGGCCTCGACTTCGCCACCTTTGACGTCTTGCTCATCGCCTCACGAATGAGCGACCGAAGCGCGCAAGACAAGCTCGACGTCTACCTTGCCGGCACCGGCGCATCGAGCGTCAAAACAGTCCTCGAAGGCGGCACACCAGCAGGAACCCTCAACGGCACAGTCTCCACCGTTCGCGTCACGCGCGCACTCCCAATATCAATCACCGTCGCGAGTATTGAATATCTCGCCTATAGATACGAGGTAGAAGTTTATGGCTAGTTACAAAGTGTTATCAGATCTCATCGACGGCAAAAACGCCGGCGACACCATCTCCGACGACGAGCTTCAAGGATGCAACATTGACGCACTCTTAGAAGCTGGTCATCTCGCAGAAACCACAACAAAGAAAACCGATAAGGAGTAATCATGGCCGTTTTCGTACTCAAAGACGCATCGCTGGTGGTGAATAGCATCAACCTAAGCGCATACGTTTCATCTATCACACTTGACTACGCAGTCGACGCAGTTGCCGCCGATGGGATGGCCGCAACAAACGGCCACGTCTTCCTCGGTGGATTACAAAACAACTCACTCGCCGTCACCCTTAACCAGGACTTCGCCGCCTCAACAGTCGCGGCAACACTTGACGCGCTAGTCGGCACAACCACGACCGTCGTCATCAAACCGACATCGGCGGCAGTAGGCGCAACAAACCCGACCTACACGATCACCAACGCATTCCTCGCCGCTACACAACCGGTCAACGGTGCCGTCGGCGATCTAGCCCAAATGAGCGTCACTTTTCAAGGTGGAACACTCGTGAAAGCAGTCGCATAGTGGCCATCTTTATTCTCAAAGACGCATACTGCTCGGTCGCTGGTACGGACTTATCGTCCTACGTATCGTCCATTACCCTCGACTTCGCAGTCGACCCAATTCCAGTCGACTCGATGGGAAGCAACGGCCACCTCTTCATCTCTGGTCTCCAAAATAACTCCGTCGCGATCACGTTCAACCAGGACTTCGCAGTCTCACCGAACAAAGTCGCCGCAGTACTCGACGGCCAGATCGGACTCGGCACAACGACCATCGTCGTCAAAGCAACATCGGCCACAACCAGCGCGACAAACCCTGCCTACACCATCTCCAACGCATTCCTCGCCGCTACACAACCGGTCAACGGATCAGTCGGCGATCTTGCCCAAATGAGCGTCACTTTTCAAGGTGGCACAATAGCGAAAACGACAACATAGACCCATGATCTCACTCACCGTCAAGCACAAAGACGGCACAGAAGGAACCTTTCCGGTCTGGCCATCAACAGAAGTCGCCTTCGAGCGTCACTACAAAATCCCCTACCGCAAAGCGTTTCAAGACGACTTCCCACAGGAGCAAGCCTATTTCCTCGCATGGCTCGCAGAACGTGACTCAGGAAACGAGATCAAACCCTTCGACGAATGGATCAAAACACTCGCCGACATCGCAGTCGAGACAAACGAAAACCCTATCTAGCGCGCTCGACGACTGAGTTGATCGCGCTTCTCGCAATTAGAACCCACATATCGCCGAGAGAACTCCTGGCCACACCGCCAGGAATACTCGAAGCGATGATACAAATGGCAATACCGGAAGACTATTGGAAGGAACCTATCGACGCATGGCAACTCCTAGCTCAGGCAGTTTCGGCTACAGAATAGACTCCGACCGTCAAGGCAAAGCACAAATCGACGGACTTCGAGAA